ACGCGGTTTCCATCAACGCTGAAAGTGCCTTCAAAGCCGTCACTAATGTGGGTCAGGGTAAACGGCTGCAACTCAGTGATGCCAGCTTTTACCAGCGCGTCGATGATCTTGGCATCGCGCTTTGCAATCGTGTTTGCGATGTTCTTGGTTACGTTGCCAACCAGATCACCGTAAATCATGTTCTTCCAAGTCTTGCCACCAGCGGCGGCAAACACTGCTTCATAGTATGCCCATTCGCCAATCTGGCGGCGCTTGGGCGCAAGTTCTGCAATCACAGCCTTTGTATCTTCCAAGCGGGCTTGCGCCCAAGCCAGTTGGCGCGACAGCATTTGAGCGTTCAGATCGGCGAAGGCGTCAGTGAGGATTTCTTGCATGGTCATTGGTTCGTTCCTTGTTTGCTCGTTGGTGACCCCAAGTTATGCGCGAACGCAACATGATGCAAGAGACAAACGATGCGTTGGCGCAAATAATTTTGGTTGACCATATCTGCGCCGCCGCATAAGGTCGCCCGACACGATAGGAGTGCAACCCATGATCTATACTGTCGATGAACTGAAAAAGATCATCCCAAACCAGATCGCCGATGCGGCGCGGTTCTGCGGAATGAGTTATTCGACGATGTGGCGGATTTTCAATGGTCAGCAAGAGCCGAAAGAAAGCACCTTGATTGCCCTGACCAAATATGTGGAGAAATTCAATGAACCGCTCTGAAATTTTGGACACGGCTAAGGGATACGTCACCCAAGATCGTGCTGCCCAGCACGGCGATGCTGAACGAAACTTTAGCCTGATCGCCACATACTGGTCAGCGCATCTGGATGCAGATGTGTCAGCCAGCGATGTTGCGGTAATGATGACCCTGTTGAAATTGGCCCGCCTCAAGTCAAATCCTTATAACAACGACAACTGGATCGACGGCTGTGGATTTCTGGCTTTGGGTGGTGAGATTGCGGCGGGTGATGCATGACCCGCCTGATCGGCATAGACCTTGGCAAGTCGGGCGCATTCGCGGTCATTGATGATTACGATGGCGCGTTGTCGGTGAAGACGCACGATATGCCAGCGACACTGGATGCCAAGCGGCAACTCATTAGCGACATTGGTGTCGTAAAGTGTGCATGGGTTGAAAGGCCATTCTTCCCGCGCATGATCGGCATCAAGAACGCTGTGACCATCGCCAAGGCATACGGCGAACTAAAGGCTTGCTTGTTCTTTGCGGGCATCCCGACCTTTGAAGTTGATCCGTCAACATGGAAGAAATCCATGCACTTGAACAGCGACAAGAATGCCAGCCGTGCGCTGGCAAGCCAATACTTTCCCGATTGCTCAGACCAATGGGCGCGGGTGAAGGATGACGGAAGGGCCGAAGCGGCTTTAATTGCATATTATGGATGGGGGAAGAAATGAGACTTGATATGACCAACGAGGAATACCATGCACGGGTTGAAATCAGTAGCAGCGATATTAAAGCCGTTGCCCTGAAATCTTTGCTGCACTGGAAGAACAAGGTTTACAAATCCAGCACAGCCTTCGACCTTGGCACGGCTGTTCACGCCATGCTGCTGGAACCTGAAAAAGATTTGGTAATGCGTGGGCCCGAAGACCGCCGTGGCAACCGCTGGAAGGAAATGAAGCTGGCGGCTGACATCGACGGGAAGACCCTGTTGACCGAAAGCGACTTCGATCTGGCACAGGCGATGGCAACTGCTGTCTATCAGCATCAAGCAGCCAGCGCGTTCTTCAGCTACCCCGACATGATCACTGAAGGTAGCTTTTTCGTTGACGATCCGCAGACAGGCGTAAAGCTAAAATGTCGCCCTGATGGCTTTATCGCCAGCATCGGGATGCTGTTTGACGTTAAAACAACGCAGGATGCCAGCCCAGAAGGCTTTCCGCGTGATCTGCGTAAATACGGATACGATCTGCAAGCATCATTCTACCGCCGCGTCATGCGCTTGCATACTGGCGGCGATGGCATGGAGTTCTATTTCGTGTGCGTCGAAAAGGAAGCACCACACGCTGTCTGCGTTCATACGCTGACCGAAGATTATCTAGCAGCCGCCGACCTAAAGGTGACAGAGACGCTGCACAAAATCGCCAACGCAGAAGCAGCCAACGACTACCCAAGTGGCTGGCCTTTGTGTAACGTGATCGATCTGCCTCGCTGGCAGAACGCACAACCCGAAGAAGACGTATTTACCGATTTCTGAAACTGCCGCAAAGAGGAGAACACCAATGGCAGATACTAGCGACTTTAAGAAAGTCTTGGCGAAAAACGTAACGCTGCAATTCCCCAAGCTGAACGGCACATACCGCTTCAACACGGCAACCCAGCGCAGCGAACCATGTGCGCCGACAGCCAGCAACGCGGCATGGTCGGTGGCCTTCGATATGCCCGATGCTGATGCTAAGGCACTGGTGGCTGAACTGAAAGAACACTACGCAGCCAGCCGCAGCCGCAACACCAAGTTGCCTGAGTTTAAAACAGTCTTTGGCGCAAAGCGGCTGAAAGACAAAGACGGAAACCTAACAGGCGTGACCCAATTCACCGCCAAGCGAAACGGGACAAAAAAGAATGGCGACCGAAACGAACCGCCGACTGTTATTGACGGCGCAAAGCAGCCAATGACCAAGCTAGACTTCTGGGGCGGATCGGTCGGCACTGTGCGGGCTTGGGCCGTGGCTGTGGTAGACCCAGACGGCGCTGGTGGCATCAGCTTGCTTCTGGATGCCGTCCAAGTGACAGACCCTAAATACGGCGATGGTGGCATGGATGATTTCGATACAGTCGAAGCTAAGAAGCCAGCGGATGATCCGTTTGCTGACATGGGGCCAGCGCCTGTTGCACAGGTGAAAGCCAAGGCGCACGATCTGGATGACGAAATCCCATTCTAAAAAAGAATCGGCCTAGCTGGGGGAGGACCAGCTAGGCCATAACAAATTGCAAAGGTTGAGGAGAACCATTCGCACCATGTTTATACATCATCTTAAAAATTCACACAACATCTTGTGCATCCATGTCTAATGTTAGATTCCTCATGGCGCACGGCAGCTTTTTCACCCTGATCGACAAGCCAGATCAGTCATACCCTGCGATAAGCTGGCCCGAAATTGTCAGGATGTGCAAAGAACCACAGGCCAAAGATAAAGTTGATGCGGATTTCTTTATCCCGTCAACCTATCGCGGCAACGATGGCAGAGCGCATCAAGCCCAGCGTGAGCGCGGCGTATTCATGATGCTTGCCATTGATGTGGACCAAGGCAACCCATCCAAGGCCGATGTTATACAGGCCGTCAGAGACGTTCTGGGCAAGGTTTCCATGATGGTCTATTCGTCATCAGGGGCAACTCAAGACAAGCGTAAATGGCGCGTCTTGTTGCCTCTGGCAGCGCCTATAAGCGGTGATCAATACGAATCAGCCCAAGCCGCCTTCTTCTACTTATTGCGGCAGCACGGGCTAACACCTGACGGCGCACTGGCCCGCTGTGGTCAGCCTATCTATTTGCCCAATGTGCCGATGGCAAAGCGCGGGCCAGACCTAAAGCCGCTGTTCTATGACTTTGAGATTGTGCGCGGGTCAAACGTCTTTTTGACCGAAGCCAGCCCCATCATGCAAGAGGTTGAACGGCGCGAAGAACAACGCAGACTTGCCAACGAACAGGCCGATGCGGAACGGCGTGAACGGGAAAAGCAGCGGGCCGACCGCCGCCAACAGCATCCTAACGATGTAAACCCTGTGGACGTTTTTAACGATAGCCACACTATAGAAGACCTGTTGTTGCGTTATGGCTACCAGCGGCATGGTTCTTCTGCCCATTTCAAATCGCGCTACCAATCGTCAGAGAGTTTTGCCACGCAGAACTTCGTGACACATTGGGTTAGCCTGTCTGGATCAGATGCGGCGGCTGGCATCGGTCGATCTAAGGCGATGGGCGAAAGTTCATTTTGCTTTGGCGATGGGTTTGACCTGTTCGTGCATTATGAGCATCAGGGCGACTTCACGGCGGCTGTGCGGGCCTATGGGCTGGAAATCAATCCGCCGAAGATCGAAATGCCAGAGAATGGCATGGATGATTTCGACTACGTTCAGCCAACCCAACTGGATCACATCGGCAGCGAAAATAATCCGCAAGACTACATCGACATTCCAGATGCAACCGCCGATGCCCCACAGGCCGCGCCTGATTGGCCTACTGTTTACGATATGTTTGATGAAGCCAGCATTGAACCAAGACGCTGGATATACGGCAATCACTATCTGCGGTCGTTTGTCAGTGTGTTGGCATCGGCTGGCGGTGTTGGCAAAACGTCTTTGCAGATCGTCGAAGCCCTAGCCATCGTGACAGGCAAGCCGCTGCTAGGCGAACCTGTCAAAGAGCAAACCAATGTTTGGATCGTAAACCTTGAAGACCCGTTGGAAGAAATTCAGCGGCGGGTGTTAGCTGCCATGAAGCATTACTGCATTCATCCTGACGAAGTGCGCGGAAAGCTGTTCGTCAACGCGGGCCGTGATTTCAGTTTAAAGTTTGGCATCCAGACCCGCGAAGGCGTCCTGCCGAATACCAAGCTGGTCGAATACCTTTGCCACAAGATACCCGAAAAGCAGATCGGCTGCGTTTTCATTGACCCATTTGTAAATGCCCATGCCGTATCTGAAAATGAGAATATGGCTATTAACGCCATCGTTGCCGAAATTAGGCGCGTGGCGGATGAGACAAACTGTGCCATCGGGCTGGTTCACCATATCCGCAAAGGTAACGGCGAAGATGCCTCTATCGACTCCGTGCGCGGTGCTGGCTCTCTGATCGGTGCTGCCCGTGCTGCCCGTGTGGTCAACAGGATGTCGCCAGATGAAGCTGCCCGCATCGGCATAGACGAAGCAGAAGCCCGCAGCATCTTTCGCGTGGATGATGGCAAAGCCAACCTAGCCCCACCAGCCGATGCCGCCGTTTACCGCAAGATGATCGGGGTAAAGATTGCCAACGGCGAATGGATCGGCGTTTGCGTGGGCTATCAGTTGCCAGATGTCTTTGACGGCATCAGCGGCAAGGATGCTAAAAGAATGCAGCAAATCGTTGCCGATGCTAATAATGTTGGCGAACCACTCAGAGAAAGTTCACAATCCGCAAACTGGGTTGGCTTGGCTGTTGCCGAATTGCTGAACATTGATATTAGCGATAAAAAAAGCAAAGGCAAAGTTAATACCATTGTTCGCACATGGTTAAAAACCAACGTGCTGGCGACAGAGAAGGTCATGGACAGGAAGAAGGGCCGCGAAACCAACGTGATTGTGGTTGGAGAATGGATCAACAGCGATGAAGTTTGATGCAGTGAGGTTTCCCCACCTAGCGTTTTCAGGTGGGGTAAAGGTGGGGAAAGGTGGGGAAACTATAACACCCCACCCCACCCCTCCCCCTTTAGGGGGGGTGGTGGTGGGGAAGTAGCGGGGATGGCAAGTGGGGTGGGGAACAGGTGGGGAAAAGAGAGCATCAACGAAGGTCAGACTGAAAATGTTAGACTTGCGTTGGCGCACATGGTAACGGATGCAAACGCCACGTTGGCTGGATCGCTTAGGAGAGTGTCGCAATGATTATCAATGGCAGGGAACTTATTAAAGCGGAACCGATTGTCGATATGCTGACAACTAAGCAGATCGCGCATGGCGTCAGTCATGGTTTAAGCCAAGGCGGATATGATATTAGAATTGCCGAAGATGTTTATTTCAGCGAACAGCGTGTGTGCGTTGATGGCGAATGGAAGCAAGGACGTTTTACATTGGCATCGGCAATTGAACAATTCGATATGCCGTTTGATATGATTGGCGTTGTTCACGATAAATCAAGCTGGGCAAGACAAGGGCTGGCTGTGTTTTCGACTGTGATCGAAAGTGGCTGGCGCGGCTGGCTCACGCTGGAACTGGTCTATCATGGCTGGAAGCCGCTGCACATCAAAGCTGGCTCAGGCATCGCACAGGTGCTGTTCCATCAACTGGCTGAACCAGCATCCTACGGCAATGGAAAATACCAAGATCAACCACGCGGGCCTGTCGAAGCTAAGTTTGAGCGTGATTTGTGAAACGACCGACCTACCAGAAAAAAACAGATCGCATTATCCACCCACAGGCATCGGCGGATGACATTAAATGCGACATCGCCTTGGCTGCATTCACGCGGGCCAGTGAGCAGATGGACAAGAAGTGGGGCATCGGTGTTCTAGTGGGCCTCACAGGGCCAGAGACGCTTGCCAGATGGGGTAAAGCGATGGCGGGCCTCTATGCCGCCGAAGATGAAAAGGACGCTGGAAAGGTCGCTGGCTGGGCAGAGGTGTGTGTGCGCGGTTTAGCCATGATGGACGCAGAAGCCACAGCAGCGGGCCACCAGCCAGCCGATCCAATGATTTGGGAATATGAGTTTGATGGCATAACGTATGGCATCATTGAAGATGGGCGACAGTGGCAAGCAGCTTACCGAAAGCGCAAAGGCTTAGTGATCTGCACCATGCGCGAAGTCGCCATTGCGTTATCGTATCACAACGCAATGGTGCGACAGGTCAAAGAAAGTTTTAATGGCGCTGAAGTCACGGCAATCAGGAAGCCAGTGAACGACAGCATAGATGATGACTTGGGAGAATTGTTTGAATGAGTAAGTTGATCGACATAACGAAGGAAGGCCAAGGCGTCTTTGATCATAGGTTGGCAGAGGCTGCAAAAGGTGACCGCCTGATATATCACGTTGGTCAGCATTGCGGTGGCGTTCATCGGCGCAATGCAGCCAAGGCAAGCGAAGAAGGCAAATGCTTACTGGTTATGAAGCGGGCTGATGTAGACGGGCTGTTTTTTTATCTTGCGGTGAAGCGGTAATGGCTGCATGATGCAAGCCTCTCTGCTTGTTGCGATGCAACCAACTGGACCCAGTTAACGCTGGGTCTTTTTTTTAGCGAGGACATCATGGCAAAATTTGAAGTTGACATGAGTAAGGTCGATGAAAAAGTGGCGAGAGATGTTGCCCACGAAATATTGCTTTTCTTTGCAGACATACAGGATGAAGGCGTTACTGCTTTGGAAATGATTGTGGCCCTTGGCATTGTCATGGAGATAATGATTGAACAAGATCGTGGACAAGTGGCGCACACCAGAAGCCACTGAGTATCGAAAGCTATATCAGACCAAGCAATGGCAACAGTTGCGGCGCCGTGTGCTGCTTAGGGATGGCTACAGATGCCAGCATAAGCAATGCGGTGTAATTCTAAAACGCGGCAGGACACATGAACAGTCTGCCGTTGTTCACCATATTGTCGCGCACAAGGGTGACTTGGATTTGTTTTTCGACTATAACAATCTGCAATCGGTATGTTGGAAGTGTCACTCAGGCGACATCCAACAGGCTGAACACTACGGGTTTGATCTAGCCATCGGTGATGATGGTTGGCCCATTGACCCAAGACATAGGGGAAATCGCTAAAAAAAGGGGGGGGGTGGGTCTAATCCCTGTGGGTAAAACACCCAAACCTGCACACAAATCTTCCT